TACTCGGGGCGGGCATGTAGTAGAGTTTGATGATACACCGGGTTCAGAGCGTGTACATATCTTTCATAAGTCCGGATCTTATATCGAAATCTTGCCAGATGGGACTATTGTGACGAAGTCTGTAAAGGATCATATTCAGTTGGCCTTTGGGAACATTTCTATCTTTAATCAGGGTAAAAGTGATGGTAGCCAGGGAATCGAGATTACATCTAATCTGGGTAAAATCACTATCGCCGCACAGTCAGACGTCGACATCTTTGCAAACCAAGGTAACGTAGGTATCTTTGCAAATAATGGCACCGTATCAGTCACGTCAAAGTCTGGTGCAGTTGATATACAAGCCGCAATTATTGGACTCAATGCATGAGAGCGATAGTTTATGTTCCAGAAATACCGGGCTTACAATGTGACGCCAGCGGAAAGATATCTTTCCGTCAGCTAGAAGATTACTTCGTAGGAATCTCGAAGATCATCTCTCAGCTTAAGCTTCAGGCCAAGTTTATTCAAGACGAGTGCGGCAAGGAACTGATTCAAGCTATTCGTGATATTGAAAAGTTGGTAGACGATATTACTGGCATTCTGATGACAGACGTCTTTAAAAAGATCAAGTCTAAAGAACAGGAGATGAAGTATAAAGTTCGCGAGTTCATGAAAGAGATCGACGTATTTTTTCAGAAGAAGATCGTCGAAGCTCTACTGAAGATTCTGAGCATTCTTGGTATTCCGAATCCACTAACTATTCCAATTCCGTTTATTACAGCAGTAACACTCATCGATGAAAGCGATAATCTTGTTCGTTATCAGCCAGTAGTTAGAGACTTTTTTACCAAAGAAGGCAAAGTCAAAATTAAAGCTGCAATTGCAGAGGATATCGAGTCAATCAAGAAGTTTTTTGGTGAAGACGGAAAATATGATGGCACCTTTGGAATTAAAAGTCCTGAGCACGAAGCAGAAGAATTTTGGCAGAAAGCATTGAGGTGGATGAAAGAGCTCTTAAGCGATTTCATTGGTAAATGCATCAATGCAATGATTGGGCTATTGACTAAGATTCCAATTATTGGTCCTATTATTAAAAAAATCGGAGTATTCATTGATCCTACGAAGTCTATTAAAGAACAGTTAAAAGCGCAGTACGAAGATTTTAAAAAACAAATTAAGAAAGCCAAAGAGGACGTCTTGTCTGGAAAAGCGTTTGAAGATCTCGGCGAGAAGATATTGAATAAACTGATAGACTTCGTTTTAAACTTGCCTATTCCGTTATTCGGTACACTTGGAAATCTGATTGGGTTTGATATAGAATTGCGTAAGAAGAAAGAAACGATTCACTCGAAGGAAGAGCTGTGGCATCGAATTGAAGATGCATTCGATGATGCCATGGAAAAGATTAAGAGGTTCTTTCAGACAGATTTGATTGCTAAGATACATGATATCATTCTGAAAGCTCCGGGTTGGATTCTGAGTCAATTTCCAATCGTAAATAAAATCGTAAAGGCGATCAAGTTGATCATTGATATTTGCCGCGGTAAAGTATCTGTATGTGTGGTATTAAATATCATTTTAAAACCGATTTTTAGTATTCCAGACGCAATCTTAAGACTCATTCCAAGCTGTATCGAAGTGAAGCGAACAAAATATGGATTAGAACCGAATCCTGAAGTATCTCCGGTGTGGGCAAAACCAGCATGACAGATCAATACTTAATATCAGAAAACGGGTATTTTTTCACGGACATCAACGCTCCGACTCCTGAAGTAGCTTCTTTTGGAGATCTCAATCCTCCTGCTCCGCCGCCATTTATTGTTCCAGAACCAGGAGTTACTACTCTTGACGATGGAAATGTCGTCGAGTACGAAGATGATGAGATGCTGATGAACTACTTTGTGTACGATGTCAATGATAAGCTTGTATCGTATCTCGAAACGAATAAGTCAACTGGAGTTATGATACAGTATGTTTTTACTCGAACCGCTGGACCAGCACTCGAAGCGATCGGTAGCAACGAAGATTATCAAAACTTTGCGGCAACAGGCCAAATAGACGATCTTGGAGACGATGTTCCTAACGCTTCTATCGAAAACTATAGCGTTACTGAGATACTTATCGCATCAATTGGGCCGGAAGGCGAACTAATTCCAGCATAAATAAGATAAAAGTAGGATGCCATGACAGACAGAATAGACATACTCACTACAAGAAAGACGATACAGCGAGAACCTGTGTTCACTGATTTCTATAATGATTTCAATATTCATCCACAGAACAAGCGGCTGGCTCTTCACACAGATGAACAAGCAGTAAGAAGGTCGATGAGAAACATCTTGTCGACGAATACCAAAGAACGCTTATTTAATCCTGAATTTGGCGGCGGCCTAAGAAGATTCTTGTTCGAAGATATTTCTGTGATGACATCCGATTTGATCAAAGATGCTGTAGTGGATTCTATTACCAAATATGAACCACGCGCACGAATAATCGACGTCTTAGTCATATCAAACGAGTTTGCGCATTCTTATGAAGTATCAGTCTATTATGAGATAATAAATAATGCTAATCCACAGACACTTCAACTCACCCTGTATAGAGTAAGATAATGGCAAATTCGAGTATAGTCCTTACACAATTAGACTTCGATTCCTATAAAGATTCTCTGAAGACATTTTTGAGATCTCAGGATAGATTTAAAGATTACGACTTCGACGGAAGTAACCTTTCTGTTCTTCTTGACGTGCTTTCGTACAACACATATCAGAACGCGTTCTATCTAAACATGGTCAGCAACGAGATGTTTCTTGATTCGGCTAAGTTGCGTGATAGTGTGATCTCGCATGCCAAAGAATTAAACTATCTTCCAAGATCTTTTCGATCTTCATCGGCTGTCATTCAGCTGGTAATTACTTCGACAGATGCGGAAAAGAGATCGATTGTCATTCCAAAGGGTACATCGTTCACTTCTCGTGTCGATGATTTTACTTACAATTTTAGTACTACTGAAAACTATGTCATTACAAACAGAACTCCAGCGGGATCAAGTCTCGTATATGAGAGTGAGCCGATTCGAATATACGAGGGTAACTATTTGAGTGATACGTATACTGTAAACTATGATAGACCTCTCGTCTATAAAATTAGTAATAAAAGGGTCGATATTGAAAGCTTATCAGTTACTGTCTTCGAAGATAACGGCACAACTGTTCAAACTTATAAGAGAGCGACGTCGCTTTTCGGACACGATGGTAACTCAAAAGTCTTTTTCTTACAGCCTGGAATTGGCGACACATACGAAGTTGTCTTCGGTGACGGAGTAGTTGGAAGAAAGCCAAAAAATAACTCTGCTTGCATTATTGAATATCGAACATGTAACGGCGAACTTCCAAATGGTGCATTTAAGTTTATTAATACTGCTCGTATTGACAATGAACCAAATGTTGTCATTGAAACTATTACTGCTGCCTCCGATGGCGCAGTTGCAGAAGATCTTAACTCGATTAAGTATAACGCTCCGCGTGCATTTACTACTCAAGAACGCGCAGTAACTTCAGAAGATTACGAGAATCTACTCAAAGCAAATTTTCCAGAAATTAATGCAGTCGTTGCATATGGTGGAGAAGATGCAACTCCTCCACAATTCGGTAGAATCTTCTTGTCGATCGATCTTGATGAAGTTGATGGTCTTCCAAAAATTAAAGAAGCAGAATATAAAAGATTCTTAAGATCTCGCTCTTCTGTGGCCATTGAGCCTCTCTTTGTTTCTCCTGATTACACATATCTGTATGTGAACACAAACATCAAATATAATATCAACTTGACAGGTTTAAATCCAGAAGATATTCGAACATTTGTAATTGATTCTATTCTGAATCACGCTTCTACGAATCTCAATAACTTTGGCCGCACTCTTCGTTACTCAAGATTTATTCGAGATATTGATTCTGCAGAAGCAAGCATTATTAGTAACGAAACGAAGATAGAACTTATTAAATATCTAACACCAGTATTAAGTACGACTGTTACTGGAAGTGCCACAACAACTTCTGGTTCTCTCGTATCATTAGCAACTTCGGGAGTAGTATCATCCGGACAAAATGTAACGATTGACTTTAAAAATGCCTTGCAGAATGATATTCCAGGTAAAGGTTCAGAGTATCTTACCGGTGACATTCATGTCGTAAGCTCTTCAACATTTACGTATAACGGTTTGTCGAATTGCCGCCTTGAAGATGATGGTGATGGCGTAATGCGTATTGTCAATACTTCTGGAACGAATAACAGAACCATTCTCAATATCGGAACAGTCGATTACGATACTGGTATTATTCGAATTAACAACTTTAATATTACTAATTACACTGGCACCTCGCTGAAAATCTATGCCAAGCCACGTACTCTGGATATCACGTCTGTGCAAAATGTAATACTGAATATTCTTGAAAATGACGTCGACGTCACAATTGAACAGATTAGAGAATAATGAAGAATATAGAAAAAAGAATATCTCCGTTAATTCAGAGTCAATTTCCTTCTTTTTACCAAGAAGAGGGAGAGAACTTTATTGCGTTTGTGAAAGCGTATTACGAGTGGCTAGAAAACTCTGGCACATATGTTAACTATTCTGGCAATATTGTTACTCAGTATATTGCTTCAAATAACGATATTATAGAAGTCACTGCTGCTCAACTTGCTAACTCGACATATATGTCGAGTATCGCACGATATCAGCCGATTGCTGCAAATCCGCTTTATCACGGCAGAAGATTACCAGATTATCGCGATATTGATAGTACGACAGATGACTTTATCGTTCACTTTAAAGAGAAATATCTGAAGAATATTCAGTTTGATACTGCTACGAATAAGAAATTACTTGTCAAGAACTCTCTCGACCTTTATCGTGCAAAAGGTACAGAGCGCGCGGTTGACTTATTCTTCAAACTCGTATACGGTACATCAGCCGAAGTACGTTATCCTGCAGAAAAAATCTTCCGTCTTTCTGACGGTGTTTACGAAAAGCCAGAATATCTCGAGATCGGATACTCGATCTATAACATCGACTACGTTGGTAAACAAGTTGTAGGTCAACTTTCGGGAGCCAAGGCTTTCGTCGAGAAGTATATCCGTCGTCGGGCGGGTAAAGGTTACGTTAACCTTCTGTACATCTCTGGTCGTCAAGGAGATTTCAAGAACGGTGAAGTTGTCGGTCTAAATATTAACAATCAACCAGTATTCGATATTACAAAGAGATCGAAGTTGATAGGTTCTGTCAAAAGAGTAACTGTTCAAACTCGTGGTCGTAACTTTAATATTGGAGATATTGTAAGATTTACTAATAGCGACAGAGGCCTCGGTGGACTCGCGCGAGTTGAATCGATCGATTCTCAGTCCGGTCTTGTGGACTTCATCTTTGTCGACGGTGGATACGGTTACACTTTAAACGCAGAGTCTATTGTATCAGAGAAAGTTCTCAATCTCGACTTTGTGACTGCAGATTATAACAGCGGGCAATATTTTAAGTTGTTCGAACGTGGCATTCAGCCTGTTATCAACGTTGGTTATAGCGCTATTAGCTCAAACGTAGGTGTAGGTAATACAGTCTATCGCTATGCTTCAAATGGCATGTTAGCTGCAACAGGTCGCGTACTCGAAGTAGCTCCTTCTTCGAACACAAACGGATTTATCTCGGTCTCACACTCGTCAGGTGTATTCGTACCGAACGCGACTTACTACACCACCTCAAATACTATTTCGTTTACTGCACAGACAATCGAAGATAAGTCGATGTCTGGCAAGTTCATGAATACGCCAACAGATTATTTCGTTACCATTGCATCTCCTTCCGCTACTTTTAGAGTAGGAGACTTGGTCATGCAAACGAATAATCAAGCTGCAATTGGTACAGCAACAGTCGCTAACGTGATAATTGTTGAAGATGGAACAATCTTAACTGTTACGAATGCTCGCGGAGTATTTAAGAACAGCAAGAGAATGGCCGACTTTGACTATAAAGCTGGCACAGGAACTATCACAACTTCGAATACCAGCAACGTAGTTTCGGGTACTTCTACTGAATTTAGCAACAACTATCTTAATGCTGTGTTGTACGACGATGGAAACGTGGCTATCGGTAATGTTTCTTCTATTATCAACTCTACTTCGTTAACACTGTCGAGTAATGCTTCTGTTGCAGTGACTGGAAACACTCATAGCTTCGGTCTCACATATCGTATTATGAATCAAAGCAACACCGAGATCTATGCAAACGTAAGTCATATTAATCTGAATGCTGGTCTATACGATATTAAAAAGCAAGTTAATATTATTGAATTTGACGAGTGCTCTTCAAATAATGTCACCTTTGCGAACAATATCTATGTTTATAATTCTACGAGTAACCTTGTTTCAGAAGGTGAAGTGATTAGTGTCAATTACGACTCTGCGACAAATACCGGCAGTCTAACTTTCATCTCTCGTAAAGGATATTGGAACGAAACTGATACTGTCTACACTGCTGCAAATACTGACAACTTTAAGATCGTTACGTACTCTCTTGATATTGAAGGCGGCGATTATGTAAGATCGTTTCCTGCTCGAATCATCGCTCCTCTCTCGAATACATCCGCAAATATTACTTCAATCAGTTTTGGCTCCGGGGCAGGATTCGGTGTAGGCACGATCGGTGAAACAGAAGTCATCTTCATTGGTACAGATTTAATCTCAGCGAACAGCGAAGATACTCTCGACTATAGTCGACTACAACTATCAGTGACAGCGAATACTGGATTCGATGAAGGTCAGAGAGTCTTTCAACAGATTCGTAAAGTTTCTTTCAATCCTTCGACTGCCGTAAACGCTTCGAGCGGATTTATTACAATTACAAATGCCAACACTTACTACATTGCAGGCGACAATATCACTTATGAAGTCGCCGCAGGAAATACTGTGATCACTGGTCTTGAAAGTAATAAATCTTATTATGTGGCATTCTCAAACACTACTGGATTAATACTTTCACAGGCTGCGAATAAGTTTGTGCACATTAATAGCACAAGTTTTCCAGGCCAAGTTTTTGCGAATACTTCATTCAACATTCCTGCATTCGCTGCAACTCGAGCGAATGAATCTGGTCACTTCTTCTATAAGACTGCTCATGGAACACTGTTCGATGTTACTGGAACGAATCTTCTCGTCAAAGATCCTATTCGCGACTTCGGATTTACGAACACAACATCAGTCCCAGCAAATGGCAATATTATAGTATACGAGAATTCTGCAGTAAACACGGCAATTACGGCAGTAACAGAATTGTCTACGCTTACTCAGGCAAACGCAGTGTTTGCTTCACAGTTTATCTCTTCAGATGCATATGGATTCTTTAAGAATCGCCAAGGAAATCTCTTAGATAACCTATACGCATGCTTGACATTTGGTAGATTCGAAATCGGTATCATTGGATCACTGAATCAGGTCAATCCGGGAGAAGATTATAATATCGATCCGTTTGTGCTCGCGTATCAACCATTCATCTCGGCTTTTGATCGTAAAGATTTTGTGATTACTTTCGAAAATCCAACGAGAAGCTTTTCTGTCGGAGAAATAGTAAATCAGTCACAAGCAAACCTCAGATTCTTCGATCTCAAGGTTTCGACTGGCGCATATAGCAATACTTATGATGCCAAGACATTTACTGTGCAATCTCAACATGAAGTGAACAGCGCAGCAGATTTTATCTTCTATCGCAACATCTCTTCGACATTCAATGCCACAGACGAAGTCAACTCAAATACAGATTTCCTTGAAATCGATGGTAACGAGTTTGCTGCAAATGATCTCGTTCGTTATTTTACCGACACAGGCAATACTGCATTGACTGGTTTGAGCAATAACAATTTTTATTATGTACTTGCTTCTAACTCTATCGGTATCACTCTGACCACAGATGCAGGTAACACTGCGGCCAAGGTGAATGTTACACAGAGCTCGAACGTCGCAGAATTTAACTCGAACACTAACGTACAAAATAGCAACGACTTTATCTCTATCGCTTCTGCAAATAGCTTGTTTGCAAATGGCAATCAAGTAAGATATGTAATTACCAACGGAAATGTTCCAGTCGGAGGACTTGAAGCTGAATCTCTCTATTATATTCGCTACGCAAATAGTACAGGATTAGCTCTTTCTGTTACTGCTGGAGGAGCTAATGTCGATCTGACTGCTATTGATCCTGGAAGCAACGGACACTTCTTAAGATACTATAATGCAGATATCAGTGGTCATAATATACGCAATTACACAAACGAGTTTGGTAATGGACAGGTA